GTTTTAAAAAAATGGGATAAAAATAAAATTGGAAATGAATATAACGAATTCATTGAAAACAAAAAAAAATCTAAGTTAAAAAATGAAGGAGTGTAATGATGAAAGTTTTGATTACTGGTTCGTCTAGTGGGATTGGCAGAGCAATTGCTTTGAAGTTTTTGTCTTGCGGACATGAGGTTGTTGGGTTTGACAGAAAACCTGGCTCTATTGACGAAAAAAATTATAGTCATTTTATTGTTGATGTTAAGGACAAGAACAATTTTCCTGAAATTGATGGTGTGGAAATTTTGATTAACAATGCTGGCACACAAAATGAAAATGATATTGACAACAACCTTAAAGGAACAATCTATATCACCGAAAAATATGGCGTTCAAAAAAATATTAAGGCTATTGTGAATATTGCATCATCGTCTGCTCATTCTGGTTCGGAATTTCCTGAATATGCTGCAAGCAAAGGCGGTATGCTGGCATATACCAAAAATGTTGCACTTCGTGTGGCAGAGTTTGGAGCAACCTGCAACAGTGTTTCGCCTGGTGGTGTTGTGACTAAACTCAATGAACATATTTTGAAAGATGAAAAACTTTGGCAAGAGGTTTTGAATGAGGCTCTTTTACACAAATGGGCGTCGGTTGAAGAAATTGCTGAATGGGTTTATTTTGTTGCAGTGATTAACAAAAGCATGACTGCACAAGATGTTTTGATTGACAATGGTGAAATTGCAAAATCAAATTTTGTTTGGTAGTTGTGTTTTTGTTTGATAATATATTCTATTTAACTTTATATTGAAAAATTTATTTTGTTAAAAGTAAAATTTTTTATAAAATGCTTGAATAAAATAATAAAGGTGTGTTATAATCAAAACGCTTGATATTGAAGTGCTTACTTTGAGCGTTTTGATTTATGGCATACAACTTAATATTTTGGAGAGTTACTCAAGTGGTCGAAGAGGCGCCCCTGCTAAGGGTGTAGACGTGTTAAAGCGTGCGAGGGTCCGAATCCCTCACTCTCCGCCAAAATATTTTAAATACTAAATTTGATTGTATTTATATATTTAGACCAAATCGATTTGGAATAAAAATTAAAAGATAGCATACCGCTATCTTTTTTTTATTTTAATATTGCAATAAGAATTGATACCAACAGTGAAACAACTGCTATACCAATCGATACTATTGATATTATGTTTGTTTTCTTGTTTTGTTTCTTGTTCTCGATAGAATCTAGTTTGTTTTGTTCCAACTTTATATTCATCATTGTTACTACTTTTTCTAAATTCTTGGAATTTTGCAAACTTTGATTATCTCTCTTTAACTGTTGCTTTTGTCTTTCAACTTCATCTTCATGTGCTTGGCTTAATGCAAATGCACTACAACTTAAATTATTATCTAACATTTTTGTTTCTCCACTTGTATTTATAATTTTATTATAATTTAATTATCGAAACTGTCAAATGCAAAAAGATAGTCGTTGCTGACTATCTTTTTTTTGAGTGTAGTTTTTTAACAAAGTTCATCATCCAGACTATCATAAGCAGAAGCTAGTTGTTCGGGAGTATATGTTCTTTGCTGATAATCATGGACAACTCTTCGATACTGGCTTTCGTTAATATTATACAAGCTCACAATATCGTATTTTGTTTTGTCAGTTGTTTTTTTTGAATCCACTCTTAAATAAAGCTCTTGTAAAGTGCCTTCAAGTTTACTTAGATCAAGATATTTTAAATTCTCGTAGATTTTTATCATGATTTCAAGTGTAGTTTTTTCTTCACCACCTATTTTCATTTTGTCTGACACTGCCAGAACTCTCAGATTTCGAAGCGTGCGCCAATATGTTTCCGGCGAGAGAGTTTTTATTTTTTCTAACAATTTTTCGAGCGACGCGTAGTAACATTCGAGTTCTTCGTTTGCTTGATTTGATTGATTATGATAATAATTAGTATTTAAATTGTCTGTAGTAGGAATGTTTTTATTATATATTATATTACTAGTATTACGCGCGCGAGCGTTCACTTTTCGTTCTGTTTCGTTACTTGAATTTTTGCATGCAAAAGTGTCAGCAGTTTTTACTACTTTTTTTCCTACTCTATTATTGTATTTTGAGCGCATATTTTTAAGCTCATACTTAGCTGTTATTAGAACGTTCTTTATATCATCTGTCAAATTTGGATCATCATATTTTATTTCTTTGTTGTGAAACATCGACCTGAAAATGATGTCATACGCACGCTCTCTTATTCCGTCTTTCAGCTTATCAATGAGCTCAAATACAAACGCTGTTATCGTCGTTTTTTCTCTCATGTTTGATTTATTCCATAGATAGATTTTGCCAGCGACTAGGCTTACGCCTACGCCTTTGGCGAATATATAAGGAATGCTTTTTTATATATATTTGTGGGTGGAAGGAACCAAGATTTGTTTTAAATTTAAGAGATTATTTTTGTAAAATTTTAAAATTTGTATAACCCCTTACTATATTGTTTTATATATTTCTCTTATTCTTTTACTTTCACAAATTTTGTGAAAGTTAAAATGAATAAAAGAATAATAGAAATATATATCAATCAATATCGTTTGGTTTATTACAAATTTTATAAAGTTCTTTTAATAATAATCTCTTAAATTTAATATCTAGTTCTTTTGTTTTTCCACATAAACATACTACCCAAGCAAGCCTTATAATCTCAGAGTTAGTCAAAGCAACTGCTTTAATTTTCTCAATAAGAAAAGACAACTTTTTAAAGTCGCTTTCCGACAAGTTCATGTTCTCTATTTCTAACTCTAAAATTGAAACCTTTGAAAACAATGCACTCTGCATCTCTTTCTGTTTCTCTTTTAATGTTTTTTCTTCCATATATTGCTCCTTTTTGGAGCAACTAAAAATTAAAATGAAGTTAATTAATAATCTATACCTTCTTCTTCTGGTTCTGGATTATCTTTTAAATATTGTATGATTTCCTTTCTCTCTGCATCTGTCTTCGATTTATAACATTCACTCTCTTTAAATTTTTTTATCATACAATCACTTAGTGCTTTGGAGTCATAACAATCTACATCTTTACTTGTTATCTCAAATCTGAAAATGCTTTGTATTAACTCCTTACTTGCATTATTAGAAGGTATTATTCCTAGTCTATGTTCCTTTGTTTCTGGAACTTCTACTATCTGATTTTTATATTCTGGTAACATAAAATTATATAATTTCATAAATATCTCCTTATATATTCACCAAGTGCTAATGCTATTGGCTTTGGTTTATCTGCAAGTTCTAGATTTGTGAATGTTTCTGCAAACCATTCTCTATCATTCTTTTCACTGTATTTTGATAACTCTATTTTATCATCAATATTTCCTGTTGTATACTTGTTTTTCCAAATTTCTATAACTTCATTTTTTATTTTAGTTGCAAATGTATTTGTAAAACCTTTTAAATTAATATTATCTAATTTTCGTTCTACTTTTATTTTTTCAAATATGCTATTTTCTACCGCGTGTCCAAACTCATGCGTAATAACATAATCTCGACTTTTAAATCTTGTATTAATCGGAACAAACCACTTTTTATTTATTCCGTCTTCAACAACTTCTACAATCTTATCATAGGTTTTATATTGTTTTGTATCTATTACAACACGCTGAACAATACTACCTTTTTCATTAATACTTGAACCACAATATGCCAATGCACCATCACTTATATTCTCAGCTTGAAAATATAATTCTCTATCTTTTGTTGTAGCTTCAAAAATTGAATTGTATTTACTTACTATATTGATTACTTGCTTCTGCTGACGTTCTAGTATTTTATCGTCAATTACATCGGTTGATTTTCTTGTAGAAATTTTTAATTTTTTCAATTCATCAAACATCTCATTATGATATTCTGTTTCCGGATCATCTATCAGTTCAATAGAAGGTTTGAATTTATTATCATCAGATTTTGTATGTTTAATATATGCACTTCCACGACCACCCATAAGCTATGTTTCTCCTTTGTATGTTAGTCTTCTATCTTTACTTTTCCAAGTTCTCCAGAAACTGTTAAAAAAGATTATATTTGGCTCTTTTTGTAGTTCTTTTGGAAGTGAACCAATAACAATTATTTTTATCGGTTTTAATCGTTTTTTCATTTCATTGAAACCGTTTATGAACAACCGTTTTGCTTCTTTATCATAAAGGCATCCATTTGAACTTATTGCTACAACACTGTTAACTGGTAGACCGTCAAAACACCACTTATAAGACGTTTCATCAGACCAGCCAACATTTGGTATGACTTCTATTCCATTCTTTTGATAGAACGCTGTAAGCACCTTATTTCGCCAGCAATTATAAATGTTTATTGGTGTTGGCAGATCTCGATATAATGAGAAGTCTGGTGCAATTAAACCTTTAAACCTTTTAAATACTTCTAGCCATTTTAATGGTTCATTCCAGATGCGTTCAAACTGATAGTCGTCTATATAAAAACACAGATAATAGTCTTTGGGACTAGGACAAGTTTTCCAATAATTAAAAGGCAGAAGGTTTTTTATATCTGCATTAAGTGTAGTTTTTACTACTGGCATTTCATATTCGCCAGTAGTTTTAAACTCACTAAATATCTGATACAAATAACTGTTTCTCTTTTCTCTATAAGTCATATTCCGCTTCTTCCTTTTTATATTCTTTTTTCATCATGCTTTCGCAGAATATTTTTTCAATGTCTGATTTTGCTTCTTCTAGTTTTTCACGACACTTTTTACAAATATCATATTTTTTGCCCATGATTGCAATTTCCATTATTTCAAAATAACTAACGCCTTTTTCAATGCATCCATAATCGTTATCAGCAATAATTTCTATTTCGTGTTCTTTTCCACACTTATCACATCTTACATACTTCATGCTATGTTTCTCCTTTTGTGTTTTTTATTTTTATAAAATTCGCTTCGTCTTAAGCAATTTTCTTTATGTTCAACAATCTCTAAATTCTTATAGCCATTGCAGTGTTTGTTTCTGTTCCTATGGTCTATTGAGAGTTTAAGTTCTCTAAGCGTTTTTGCATACTTTGGCAAAAAGTTGCCATTACAATCTCCAAAATATTCAATGACTTTTATATGAGTAAACACTCTGTGTTTTCTTCCTTGATTGTCATACAAATCAACCCTTTCATAACCGCTACTGTTTTTCATTGCAGTTAGATATTTAAGGTGCCTTATTGAAAACCATTTGCCATTATCAAACAAAATATAATTGTCATATAACACAACACTTCTCATGCTACTTTTTCTCCTTGCTCTTGTTTCTCCGCAAGCTTCTTTTGTCTAGTTCTTTCTCTTGCTTCTTCTCTGATTTCTTTCTTGCTCTTTTTTTCTTTTCTTCTCTCAAGCAATTCCTTTGTAAATATTTCTGTTATTTCTTCTTTGCTTAAGCGCTTATGTTCCCATGTATTTTCTTCTAATGGCTTTCCTTCGCATCTATAAATATGCTTGAATGCTTTATTGTCATAATCGATATTCAAATATGGTGGAAGTATGAAGGTTTTAGTTTTTGATGTCTGTACTGTTGTTTCATCTGCCATTGTTTCAGTTTCATAGTAATAATATTTTCGCCAACCAATGCAGTTATAAGTGCGCTGAAGCAATCTTAAGAATGTTGCTTTTATATTCGTCATTTTTTTTGAATGGTCTAATATGAAATTGAATAGCCATATAAGTAATCTAGGTTTAAGAACCCACTTCTGCTTAATCATGTTTTTGTTCTCTGACATCGACCTTCTGAGGTCAATAAACATATTGTCTTTCCCTTGCTCTGTTGTTCCCACATGGAACTCTCCTAGATGTCTTACAAATTTAAAAAATTCTCTGAGCTCAATAGGTTTATCTCTGAACAATTCTTGTGGAAGAATCAAACTAACTTCATCTAATATACAAACTGCACCATAAGGAAGACGTTTTCTCTGCATTAAATGATCAGCTGTTAGACTATGCGCTGGAACTCCGTCAATAAATGCTGGAACTGATGTGAAAAAACAAGGATAACCTTTCGAGTTTAAATAGAATCTATAAGCTTCTATAATTTCTTCTGCTTCTTCCCGAGCTTCCTTACTCCAAAATGGTATTTGGTTTAAATAAGGTTCAAGAAGCTTGTATTCATTTTTGATTTGTTTCCACATCAAATCTGCAAGAATCTTCATGTCATAGAACAATGAGCTTGTTTTTCCACCGCCGGGCTGTCCACTTCTTCCAATTACATATTTGTTTGTTACAATTGACAAATCATGAATTTTCTTTCTTATTCGATACGCACAATCTTCTATAAATAAGATTAAGTTTGGAACAGTTAAAGGAAGAAAAATCATTAAAAGTGTCCACCACCACCAAACAGCTTGATAATCAATAAGTAGTCTTATAGTTATTGTCAACGGCGTTAAAAGTGTCAAAAATCTAAACCACTTACTTATTGTTATAAATATTGATTTTTTAAACCTTGCATAAATTGGACTTGTTATATAACCAATTTGCTTTTGTGGTATCTTATTAAACAAAAGCAAGAAATAAAAGTAGAATCTAATAAGTTCTTTTTTAACAGAAAATTCAAAGTGCTTACAATAATGAATTGCTTTATCTAGTAACCAATTTTTTAGCAGTTGTCCATCTTTTTTCAATATAAAATTTGGTTCTTTTTTCTTTTCTTCTGTCATAAGCACCACCTATGACTTATCTTGTTTTTCTGCTATTTTCTTTTCTTCCCTTGCATTTTTTAAAGCTTTAAATGGGGCTTTTAAAAGTTTCCAGATTAATTTAAATGGAAACAACAATATTTTTAAAATTGACTTTCCTAAATTCAAAGCTTTTAAGATTATAGATAAAACTATCAATACAACAATTGCAATTAAGATCTCTTTCCAATGAGCTGTGCCGAAACTGACTATCTGACTCTGAATATTCATTAAAAATAACTTCATTGCTTCTTACCACCTTTGAATTTATTCCTTTGTGGCAAGTGTAGTTTTTTTCCATTTATTCCAGTCACTTCAAAGATTAAGTATATAAGAGCAAAGACGATCAGAATTGAACCATATACATTGTTTGCAATGGGTGAAATTAACCAACTTGTGGCGATTCCCACCCACTTTGCAAAAATGATTGAGATAATTAATAATACAAATAATAAAATTCTCATGTCGTTTCTCCTTTGTTAGTAATTTCTTGCAAATATTCATTATATGAATAATTCCATTTCACACTTAATTCAATATTTTGAGTGCTTAATGTTGCAGTTTTATTCCAATCTTTACACCATGTATCAGGTTGTGAATTATAACCTAAATATATAATTAAACTTGGATCACAACCATAGAACAACGAATTATAACTATACTCATGTTCAGATGTGTCGTAATCCCAATTTAATAATGTTTTATTTGATATATAAACAGATTTCAGACTTGTGCAATGATCAAAAATACCATTCCCATAAAGTTCTTGAACAGTGCTTGGTATTACCAAATTTTCTAATGACTCACAACCATAAAAACAACTAGAATTTATTATTTTTAAACTGCTAGGTAGTTTTAAATTCTTCAAATCATGACAATCAAAAAATACTCCTATTCCCAGTTCCTTTAAGTCATTTGGAAGTCTAATTTCTTCAAGCCCCATTAGTTTAGAAAAACTATAAGACTGTATAATTTGTATTCCATCTGGTATAAATAATTTGCCTTTAAAACTATAATTTTGATCATCATGAATAGTTCTTCCTGTCTCTAGCATATTTAAACCTTGATGCTCAGTAATTGAAAAACCATGATTACTAAGCAATTGTTCCCATGTATAAATTAAGTTGTTTTTATTATCATACAAACCTGCATGCATTTCAAATTCAGCAATTAGAGAATAGTCTTGCGTAATGCTCTCAATTTTTTCAATTTCAACATCACCATTACGCCAATTTAGAAATTTATAACCAAAAATATTTAACTTAGTTGGCAATTCATAAGAATAACCTTCTATAATATTTATGGTTTTATAAAGTTCATTTTGAACAAATAAATTAACCTTAAATATAGACTTTTGTATAAGCGATGTTTTATCTTTTTTTATAGTCATCATGAAACTATTTTTATTAAAATATGAATTCCATAAATCAATAGATTCAGCATTATCATGAGTCTTTGCATAGTCAGTCGATATTAAAACATTTGTTTCATTTTCATAAAATGAAATATATATATTTAAGGTATCAGTAAGTATTTCCTTTCTGTCATTTCCAAAAAACGTATAAGTATAATCCGCTGTAAAATAATCATCTGAATATGTTGTTATTATGATTGGTATTTTGTTTATATAGAGAGTGTAATTTTCATCAGCATCTAATTTAATCACATTAGAAGTTTTAAATTCAGCCGAATATGAATTATCTTCGTTCTGTATCAGTGATATATTTTTAAAATTAAAGTTTAATTCTTTCGTATCAATAACAACTTCATTTTGCTTAAAAATTTCATTTAATGCACCTTTAATTCCGCCTTTTGTGTTGTAATATTTATTAATATTTATGATGCTGAAACTTGCAGAAAAAATTAAACCAGTAAAAACAATTATAACTACCAAAGTTGATAAAAACTTTCTAATGTCTTTGTGTTTAGCAAAAAGTGTAATAAAAATACCTATCAAAATAACTATTGCAATAATTACAACTAATTCTAATGTTTTAGATCCAATTATGTAATCAAACATATTTCACCTCCACTTCTGGAATATTTGTTCGTCCTATTACGAATCCATTTGATGTTATTTTTATTAATCCCACAATCTCTATATCTAAATCGGAGTAATAATCATAATCAATCTCTATATTCAATCTAATTAAGTCTTTATAATCTTTAAAGTTCTCAATAAAAGCATCAGACAGAGTTAGATAGTTTTTACCATTAATCTCAACAAGTTCAAGTGATTTTTCATTAAGTTCTTCAACGACCCTACCAATATAGTAACCTGTTTTTATTTCAGTATTTTCATTGTAATTCATTGAGCCTTTTAAGGTTTTAAACAAGCTTTGAGATGCAGATGTCATCTTGCCTTTGTGAATGTTGATATCAATTTGATAGTAGCTTTTTATGTCCGCAACAATCTTTGCTTTTGCATCTGATTCAACTTTGTCATCTGAATATCTACCATTCCCTTCATATTTGTAGTAGTCGAACATATCTCCAAATTGCATAACAATGTTTTCTCTATTCCCAGCAGAAAGTGTCTGCACTGCATTAAATAGTTTTTCAGCGAAATAGTAAACGTCATAGCATCTATAAAAACTCTGATAATAACTTGTTGTTACTGGAATGACTAATGCGATTTGGTCTGTCCAAACATTCTCAATTGCTTGATAACCAGCTTTCAAGTCTTTGTCATAGTCAATGTCTGTTCCCCTAAATTTCATCTTATAAAGGTCAGAGCCTAGTTGAATTGTGAAGTATGTATCAAGGTCAATTGGATTTGTATCATTCAGAGAAGTTTTATAGTTATCTGCAGATGCATACTCAAAAATATTGATGTCATGATATTTAACTTTTGTATATGCATAGTTTTGATAAACTTGATAAACATTCCATGAACCTTGCTTGTTTTCAGACAACTTAACTTCATTGGAATAAGTTTTTGAAAAATTCCAGCTATCAGAGTTTAAGTAAAATTGCAAACCTTGAGAATAGAATGCTGTCTGATTTTCATCGCGCATGTAATTGAACTTAATTTCAAAAACATTGTCGTATAAATTGACTTCACAGAAGTTGTGACGCTCGGTTGTTCCATCTGCTTTTGTTACTAACTGTTCACCAATTTCGTAAGTCTGAGCAATTACTTTTTCTGGTGCTTCTTTCAAAATGTAGTAATACCAACCATCAAAGGCTAGACATATTAATGCTACAATTGTTAAGAAAACAATCTTAAATTTAGAAGATTTTTTCATATTTTTTATTTCCTTTTTTATAGAATTTTTTAATAAAACTTAGACTTCTAGCCTAAGTTTTTAAGTGTAGTTTTTTAATAAATTTCTGCATCAAATGTTATATAGCTATTTTTTCCTAGAAATATATCACATGCAAGACCTGCAGGCTGTGAACCATTTGTTGTTATTGATAGTTGAAAACTTTTCCCCGAACCATAATTATTTAAAGTGGTTGCTTTTAGGTAGTTGTTTCCCGAGCGAAGCGTCATTTCTCCTGTAAAAGTAGTTGTTGGAATATTTCTCATTGTTGTTGTATATAGTCCGGAACAGAAAACATTGTTTGTAGTATTAAACTGACCAATACCAACTGGAATATATTCTGTCACACTTCCAAGCTGATAGTAATATCTCTGACAAAAGTTGAGTTCTTCAACAAAAAGTCTTGGGTTGAATTCCGTTGCAATTTCACCGAATTCAAGTTTGACAGATTTATAAGAAACTGTATTTTCCTGTGTCTGCAAAATTACAGCGACTTTATCTGAATTTTTTATTTCTGGCAAAGAAACTGTTGCAGAATTATTTTCAAGATCTAATTCAATATTTGTTGAATTGATTTGAATTATTACTTTGTAAGTTCCAATAGCTTTAACTGATAAAGTGATAACTCTCTCACTAAGTATTGCGGGATTTTCAATAAATTGTTTAAGCCCTTGACCTGTTCCTGTGAGTGTTACACCAATGGAATCTACTTTTAGACTCCCACCAGTAAGCAACCAGCGATCAACTGTATATTTGTTGGCTTCTGTATAAGTTGTTTTACTTCTCTGGTTAACAGAAAAATTTGAATTTATAAGAAGATTTGAATTTGAAAAATTGGTAAGATTTGATTTTAAAAGCCCAATTTGATACTTTATATCTGCTAGCTCATTTTCAATATCTGACAATTGAGCTTTTAAATTTTCTAATTTCTCAGTATTTGAAATATCTGTATTTTCAAACTCAATTTTCAAATTATCTACTTTATCTTCAATCTTCTTCTGATTAGCTTCAAGTTCTTCAATAACTACAATTGTAGGTTTTGATGCAGATGCAGTTTTATCTGGACTGGTTATTGATTGCTCAAGCTTGAAATTTGTGTTAACCCAGTTTCTGAAATCATTATTTGTTTTATAAACGGCAATAAAGACAACTGCAACTATAACTGCAAATATCAAAATTGTTGTAAAAACTGTTTTTACTTTTTTCATATCATTTCTCCTTATTTAGTCTTGTTGGTGCAGAAGAATGGATTTGAACCATTAACCAACTGTGTATAAGACAGACACTCTAACCATTGAGCTACTTCTGCATGCGTGGTGGTTTTGGTATATATTATTTTTAATTGAAATTCTTACACAAAAGATTTTTTATGGATTTTACAAATGAATATTTTAAGTTTGCAGAAATTTTATTAAAACCACCACATTAAAATTTCTGCTGTCTGTCTTTCCAGACTGCCATTTTCTTGGAGAAAAATAGTCGATTGTGCTTAGTTCAGAAAGTCCTTTTTATTTTCCGATGTCGCACAAATCTTCTAATTTAATCCGCCTTGAACAACAATATCTTTGATAATTTGTGTAAGTGAACTTCGAGCAACTCGAATTGCTCTGTCATGTCCACCAAAATATTTTATTGTTAAATACTCTTGATTTGCAGAGAGCCACATTTCTTTGATATTGTTAATACCCCAAACCTTGAGCAATTTTTCAAGGTCTTTTATAAATAATCTCTTCTGATTCTTTATATATTCTTCATTCATGTTACTTTCCACCTATACAATATCTTTGAGTGCAATGTTCATAGCTTATTAGCAAGTCGTAATCTGTTTCTAAAAACTCTTGAGCTTTGAATAGTTCCATAGCTTGTTTTTTGTTTTTAGCATCAACAGCTGTTAAAAATTCACCCTTACTGAAAAACATATAAATTTTCCAAGTTTGTTTTTTATTTGCTGTCATTGTTGTTTTCTCCTTAATTTTTCTTTTTTAGTGTGCTTCTGATGTAATTTACAACCCAGTTAAAATCTTCTTCAGTATCAAAATTCTGTTTTAAAAATGGAATTGAATCAGTTATATAATTTTCAATTTCTTCTTCACTCATAAGTTTGCTTCCTTGCATTCTTTTTTTGTTGCGAATTTGTCTAGCTCAGAATAGAGTTGTTTGAGATAGTTTTCATAATACGCTCTATTTTCATTTGAATTTTTATAATTCATTGAAAGATTTTTTACTCTTTTGATTTCTCTTTCGATATCACATCTTCTGAGCTTTGGTCTTTCGCATGGAATGTTAATTGTTGTTGGCATTATCTCTTGCTCCTGGTTTAAATTTAGGTTCTTCGAATGTTAAATATTTTAAATACTCACTTGCATGTTTACTTCTTGCAATGAAGTTTTTGGAATCACTCCACTCAATAGAAGAAGTTTCTGTTAAAAAATTTGCAACCAAAACTTGCTGATGATCTAGTTTGCAAGCTTCTTCTTTCGAGATCTCAAAAATTTTAATTTCAACTTCTTTCATCTTTGATTTCTCCTGTAACTTCATCTTTTAAAATTACGTAATCTATTGCCATATTAACAAGATCTTCCCCACTTAAAACTAAACTTTTGCCATTGTCTTCATTCATAACTATTGGAGATCTACTGATTGCTCCAATTTCTAATCTAAGCTTAGTCTTAACTCCTGTTTCATCGTCTTTGATTGTGCAATCGCCAACTATTTCGCTAAAATAATTAGCTTTTTTAATTGTTCCATATTTCTTTGGAACTTCTTCTGTAGCCTCTGCTACTGTGTTTTTGGTTGATTTATTCATATTTTTCTCCTTAAAAAATAATTTATATTATCACACCTTATAAGGTGGTATAACCATCAACTGCGACTTGCATTTCCATGAAGTCTAACATCATATCAGAAATTTCATTAACCATTTTATTTTCGAAAGCTTCTTTTCTGAGTTTCATCTCTGGTGTTAATTCTTGATAAATTGGTTTCGTTTTTCCTGTAAACTCTCCTGTTTTCGGATTTCTATAACATACAACTCCAACTTCAACTAATTTTTCTCTTGGTATTGAACCATCAAGTGGTTTAAGTTCTGGTGGCATTCGTCGTCTTAGTTGTTCAGATTTTACTGGTGTAGTTTTTTTTCTTTTAACTTTTTGTTTTGACTCATTTTTCTTGAAAAGTGTTAAAAACTGTAAATTAGTCATTGACTTGCTCCTTTCTGAACGATAAAACTATTTCTTCTATTGGAATATTGAAAACTTCACTCATTTTGATAATGGCATTAAGCGAAGGTTCACAAAGTCCCCTGCACCATTTAGAGATTAATGTTTGACTGCAGTTTAAATCATTTGAGAGTATTATTTGTTTTATATGATATTTTTTGAGTAAACTTTTCATAATCTTATCCTTTTTTGTTTTATTAAATATAAAATAAATCAAATTAAAACCATGTGTCAACAATTTTACACTATATTTGGATAAAAAATTAAAAATTTTTATTGTTTTTGTTCTTTTTTACATCTATAATTAATAATATAAAACTTTATGTTTTATTTTTTGAGGTAGTTATGGAAAATAAAAAAGGAAGTAATCTAAAAAAATTACGAAAGCAATTTGGGTTAAATCAAACTCAAATTGCAAAGAAAATAGGTGTTTCTCAAAATTCATATAGCAGATATGAGCTTGGAAATGCTGAACCTAGTTATGACTGTTTAGTCTCATTATCGAAAATATTTAATGTTTCAATAGATTATTTACTAGGAAACGAAGAAAATTTAACTAAAAATGGTGTCAAAATTCCAGTGCTTGGTTCAATTCCTGCAGGAATACCTATTGAAGCTATTGAAGAAGTTTTGGATTATGAAGAAATTCCAAAAGAGTGGACGACCCACGGAGATTTTTTCGGACTAAAAGTTAAAGGCAATAGCATGGAACCACGTATTTGTTCCGGCGACGTTGTTATTGTTAGAAAACAAGAAGATGCTGAATCTGGAGATGTATGTGTTGTTATGGTTAACGGTTTCGATGCAACGCTTAAGCAAATAAAAAAAGAACCAAATGGTTTAACATTGGTTCCATTCAATCAAAAAGACTACTCACCTGTTTTTTATAACGATGAACAAGTTGCGACACTTCCGGTTCGCATTATAGGAAAAGTTGTTGAATTAAGGGGGAAATTTTAATGTTTATTTTTATTAGTTTACTTGCATATGTTGGTTGGGGCGCACTAACTTACTTCCTTCCTGAGATTGTTTATGGTTTAGCATGGAAAGATTTAATCACAATTGCAAAAGATAAAGATGCCGAAGCTATATCTAAAATTTTACAAACACTTGGAATTACTGATACTAACATTAAACAAGAAGCCTTACAGCATATTTTTATTTGTATTGGTATATCTATTGCAATTTTAGTTGCTATATTTGTTGTTTTAAAACTCATTAAAAAATATATTTTAAAAACTGGTGGCGTAACAAAAGTTATAGAAAAAACAACGGATGGTGGAACTGTTACTACAAAAACAACTACAAAAGAAAGTGAGTTTAAAAGACCAATTCCATTTATTGCGTTTATTCCACTAATAATAATAATCGTATTCGTCGTTGCTGCAATCTTGATATCGATGTAGGTGTATTATGAATGCAGTAATTTATGCACGTTATAGTTCTGCAGGACAAACTGAACAATCAATCGAAGGACAACTTCGAGTTTGTCATGAATTTGCAGAAAGAAACGATTATATAATTTTAAACGAATATATCGACAGGGCTATATCTGGAACAAGTGATAAGCGCCCAGCATTTTTGCAGATGATTGAAGATGCATCTAAGAAAAAGTTTGAATACATAATTGTATACAAACTTGACAGGTTCAGCAGAAACAAATATGACAGTGTTTTTTATAAACACAAGCTTAAAGAGTATGGCGTTAAAGTCATTTCTGCAACAGAAGCAATAAGCGACTCGCCAGAAGGAAGGCTTGTTGAAGGTATACTTGAAATGATGGCAGAAATGTATAGCCAAGATTTAAGTCAAAAAGTTAAACGTGGAATACGTGAAAGTTTACTTAAAAATAATTTTATTGGTGGAACTGCACCTTACGGTTACAAAATTGTAGATAAAAAGTTAGTTATTGATGAAGAAACAGCACCAGTGATGCGATATTATTTCGAACAATATGCATCTGGTAAACCAAAAGTTCAGATAATCAAAGAACTCAACAACATGGGTTATCGAAACGCAAAAGGCAAACCTTTCACAAAATCAAGCTTGCAAAATTGCTTAAGCAATACAAAATATATTGGAATTTATAATGTCAATGGTATGGAGCTAGAAGAATACTGCCCTGCACTTGTAAGTAAAGAAGTTTTTGAACAAGTTCAGAAAATGTTAAAAAAACACAAACACTCGCCTGCATCAAATAAAGCAAAGGAAGAATACTTACTTACTGGTAAACTATTCTGCGGAATGTGTGGTTCTGGAATGGTTGGTGTAAGCACAAAAGTAAGAAAAGACAAAGAAAGCTTTTGCTACTATGCATGCAGTGATAGATTAAAAACTCATAGATGCATCAAGAAATACGAAAAGAAAGGATTTATAGAATGGTATGTTGTAGAGCAAGCTAGACAGAAAATTTTAGATCCTACAATAAGAGAAAAAATTATTGATCGAGTTTATGAAGAAATCAAAAAAAATGCATCAGCAATAAAAATTGCAGTATATGAACGAAAAATTAAACAAATTGAAAATGAACTTGATAAATGCTTTGAGATGTATTTATCAGCAGACACAAAAGCTTTAAAATCAAGAGCCGACCAAAAAGCAAAAGATTTAGAAGCTTTGAAAGTTGACATCCAGAATGAATTGTTTAAAATTAAAATTACAAACAAATCAATGAAGACAAAAAATGATATTGAAAATTATTTTAATTTATTTACAAAAGGTGATGAACTAGATATAAATCTTCAACGTAGAATCATAAACACTCTGATTGATAGTGTTTATTTGTTAGACGATGAAGTAACAATATATTTTGATATCTTCAATGAAAAACAAGTTTCGTTTATAGATTTTGCAAATGATGTTGATAATATAGGTGAAGTTGGTGAAGTTTTTACTGATGGTAACTTTGTTAGTATATTAAATACCACGCCCCGCCATTCAAAACCTAAATCGAACCCTCGGTTTAGGTTTTATTTTTTATTATATCTATGTTATAATTAATTTTAGGAGATGTTATGTTTGAAACCGAAAGAGAATTGATAAAAGAATGCTATTTGCCCGAATTAGAAGTTCTTCACGATATATATTTATCAGAGTATAAAAAATTTAATCTAGCAACAGAAAGAAAAATAAAAAATTTAGAGTTTAAATTGCAGCAAGTAAAAACAGAAGAAAGTTACGATAAACTGATGTTGGAAATAGACAATATAAGGCACATAGATTATTCATATTTGGCATCTAAACTTCAAAGTCTTGTTTCTGTGTGGGAAACACAACTTGTTGATTTTTATTTAGTAGATAAGCCAAATTGGTTTAAAATAATAAAGAAAAAATTTCTAAATGATAACCTATATGATATTGAAAAAGACAACAATATAATAACTATTCGACACATAGATAATTTTTTAAAGCACGGTGAGTTTGGAGATGCAAAAGACTTTTTAAAAAAGACAAAATACATTCAATCAAATATCGAATTTGGAAGTCTAAGAGGTAAATACTTTTGCAGCGAAACTTTATTAATTGATGCAAACGATATAGATTTTTTTTACAACACATTGAAAGAGTTTTGGGAAAAGGTATTAACAAATATTTCAAAATATTATTAATGAACCTAGTGGCTACTTTATGCCGCGAAAGGTTCTTTATTCAGGGCTTAAGAATGGAACATAATAGACAAAAGGCAAAAAGAAAAAAGCGAAAAATATCTTCGCTTTAATAGCATAATGCTTGTTTCTTTGTCTTAATTGCTTGGTTTATCATTCTAAGCCCTGTGTCAAGAACACCGTGGAATAAATTAGCCACGATTTAAACATATATTTCAACCTTAATGTCAACATATCTTGGTTTGGTTATGTTCTGAATTATTCGTTGTATCTTCGTTGAATATTCTGCAATAAAAAAGCCCTGATTTTTGTCAGGACTTGTTTTTATTGGACTATTAAAAGTTATTTCAATTTTGTCATCATAAAGTCTTATTTCTTTTATGAGATAATCAATCAAAAGTTTCGGTTCAAGTTTAAATGTTTGAATATAAAATTCTTGTATTTCTTCTTTTGTAACTTTGAAAGAGTTTTTACTTTTTTGAATGAGTATTTGTCTATCTAATTCTTCAATTTGCAGTTCCAACTCTCTCATTCGCTTGTTTGTGGTATTGTTTATTATTCCTTGCTCAACTGCTTTCATAACATTATTTAATGTTGTTTCAGTTTGCTTTCTCTCTTTTGTAAGAGAAGTTAGTAATGAATTTAGATTTTCTTGTTTTTGCACTTTTATTAACTTTTCAATTATAGAATCCATATACTTTTTATTTTGTAAAACATTCAATATGTTATCTAATACAAAGTTTTCTAATATTTCTTTTCTTATCATGGACTTTTTGCAACCATTGTTTCTCTTTCTTCCTAAGCATTTGTAATAGTGCTTTTTAGTTCCATTTTTGGCAGTTCCACATTCTGCACTTATTGGCATTCCACAATAACCACATTTTAATTTGTTTCTAAGTAAATATACAACTTCAACACTTCTCTTGCCATATTTGTTTAGGTTTATTTTATCTCGCACTTTATAGTAGATTTCTGCTGGCACGATTGCTGGATACATATTTTCAAAAGTTTCTTCATTGTGCCTATATATTCCAAAATACTTTTCGTTTTTAAGTATGTTATAGATTGTATTTCTTGCAAAAGGCTTTCCGTGATTATAAATATGATTTTCAGTTAAAGTTGCAATAATATCTTTCACATAAGTTCCAAGTGAGTATTGCTTATAAATATATCTTACAACTTCTGCTTGTTCTTCATTTATCAACAATTTGTGATTTTCTTTTGTATAGCCATATATCAAATGCCCACCTGTAAAATTTCCTTTGAGTCTAGTTTCGTTCATTCCTCGTTTAACTTTTTGGCTAAGTTCTGCTGAGTAATATTCAGCCATTCCTTCAAGTAAACTTTCAAGAATTATTCCTTCTGGTGTATCTGGTATGTTTTCCATAGCAGACAATAATTTAACACCATTGTCTTTTAATATCTTTTTATATTTGGCTGTTTCATATTTGTTTCGTGAAAATCGGTCAATTTTATAAACAATAATATGTTGCCATTCTTTTTTAGAAGAATCTTTAATCATTTGCTGAAAGTCTGGGCGGTTATCGTTAGTTCCTGTCATTGCTCTGTCAATGTAAGTGTCAAGTATGAGAATATCATTTCTCTCGGCATATTCTTGGCACACTCTTAGTTGTCCTTCGATAGATTGTTCTGTTTGACTATCACTGCTATATCTAGCATATATAACTGCTGTTTTCATAAACGAATGAGTCGAACAAGCCGGACTGCTTGCAGGACTATTTGTGAGCGAATGATGTTTATATGTTTCATTCATATTTTTTCTTAACTCCTTTTAATTTATTTTTTATTTGTCTTTCGACAACACCCAAATAAACGAAAACGAATTATTGTTTTATCTCTTAAAGTTTTAATTTTATAGTCAAGGGTTGCTTTAGGCAATACACTTTACCCTTGACTATAAAGAGGTTTCGTTTATTCTTCGACTTTTGTATTTTTTGTTTATCTTCCACCCGAAAGGCGAAAGACAAATAAATTTAATTTTTCTTTGGCATTTGAGAGATAATTTCTTTGCTGACTTTTCCCATAACTTCGCCCTCGTTAATGCAATAGAAGTTATCAAATAAAAGTATTTTTCTATCTTCATTTCCAATAGTGCAAACAATATCACTTTCTATAATGTCGCTTACAAAATATGTTCCTAGCCCTTTTGAATACACAATGCGTTCGCCAGACTTTTCCATATACTTTGTTAGGTATCTAATGGCTTGACTTAACTCGTTTTCAATTATGGGTTTGAAATCATTTCTTCCAAACCTTTCTAAAAAGTATGTGTTTTGATTTGCTGTTTGCATATCGTGGTTAGTTGTCGAATAATCCGTCTTTGTTTCAAAAGTTCCTATCATTTGTGGTGTGTAAAATAGTCCGTGAAAGTGTAGTCTATTGTTTGTTGGACTCTGTTCCCAAACTCCTATATATTTCCATTTGTTTCGGTTTGCTAAATGTCTTAAACAATTAGTCAGTTTTTCTCTAAAATCTTCTTCATTTAATTTTTGGCTATCGTAAGTGAATGTGCAAAAATAGTTCCATTCTTGCAAATATACTTTTCTATACAATCGTTTTCTTCGTTCTGTTTCATTTCTTCTTTTTCTTTCAAATTGTTGATTTACATAATCTGTGGTCAATTCAATATCTTTTAGTTCTCTTACAAGTTCAGTTGCTATTATTTCTTTTCGTTCTTTCTTAGTCTTGTTTTTATTTTCTTTGTAAAGTTTTTCAAACTTTTCTTTTACTTTGTCCGTGGTCTTTGTGTTTTTGAACTTTTTCTTCTTCCAAGGTTGAGATGTGTCAGGTATGCCAATATAATGACTGCCATCAAAATATATTTTAGTTTTGGCAAAGTGGCTCATTTTCTCGCTCCTGCAATTTTATAATTCTTTGTAAAATTACTTGGTAGAAAGATAAGTCAAAAACTTCCGTGCTTAGTTCGTTAGTAAAAACGATCTTCATAGTGGTTGCCTCCTTTTTCTAAAATTGGCAATTAAAAAAGCATAGAAAATATTTTTTCTACGCCATTCGAAATGCAACCACTACTCATACATATCCTGAGTTGGACTCTGGGCAATTTTATATGCCACTCTAAACTAAAAACTTTGGCTTGTCATTTTGCGTGCCTTTTTATTGCTGTTGTAAATGTATCACAAACAATTTTCAAAAAGAATGATATTACTTAGCAGTTAGTAATCATTTTATTGATTTCGTTTGCTAACACTTAACACAATGTTAGCAAGTTGTTCGTTAAATTACAACGGACTAACTTAAACAAAACCCTAACTGAATCCGTAGTAAACCCTAAGTAAACTTAAACTGACTTAAAGTAAAATCCAACTTTTTTGGAGTTTGTGAAATATTTACAATCAAAATATTACACTAAAAACTTGGACTTGCAAGGTTGTTTGTGAGTAGTTTATGTAGGTAAAGCAGATACTTTATGGTAACAAAAGTATGACTTTATGAAGACTAAGCAAAACAAAAGAGAAAGTGGGCGAAGAAAAAAGTGGAGCACGATTGCTTCAGCCGTGTCCACTTTTTAGCCCACTTTCGTTTTGTGAAAGTCTTTGTTTTTATTAAGTTTAGTTTGTTGGGCGTGTGCTTGGTTGGTGGAGCGAAGCGACACCACTTGTATAACCAAGCACATGCCTAAATGCCAAAGTTAAATTTCTTCTATACCTATTTGTTTTAAGTAAATATAAGTTTTGTCATAAAATTCTTGTAGTCTCGTTTTATCTTCCTCGTTACCTTCTGGAATATAAATAATCATTCCTTGTCTAGCACGAGTGAGAAGTACTCTATATGCATTCTTTAAATACAATTTATTACTCTCATTATTTACTTTATTCCATTTGGATCCATTAAATCTATTAAATGTCCATTCGTTGCCATTGTATCTAAAGTCTGCATCCCACGCAACAATAGACCAATCAAGTTCTAACCCTTGTACGTCAAATTCAGTTGCACAATCTTCTAAATAGAATGAAGAACGAACATTGTCTTTGTCATCAAGAAAGTAATTCGGTGCCGAAAGGTCGTTTTTAACAAATATTCCAACGGGTTTTAATCTTAATGCCCCACTGCTTGCCAATAACCCATATCTTTCGTTTCCTCTAGCTTTATTTTTAACCCATTTCTTTGCTGTCTCTAAATTACGTGTAATTTTGATAGGATATTGATTTAAATTTAATAATATTTCATTTGCTTTTGTTGCATTATTATCTAACAATTGTTTCACAAAATCTGAAGCATTTTCACTTCTAAAAGAGCGAATAGAAGTCGCTAAATGCAAATCCTTTTCAATATGAACATTCAACCCCATAGTTAGTTCGTCTACTTTATGACCTCTAGTATACTCGTCATCTGTTATCATGTTAGAAACATAAATATCCCAATGCTTAAATGACCTCTTCAAAGAGTCGAACCACTCAATAAGTCCAGCTTCTCCGGTATTAATTTCTTGTCCGCCACCAATAAGACAAACTATAACAGCCCAATCCTTATGTCTATCCATTGTGCTTATTAAAAATTCTGGTTCACTGTATTCAAAATTAAACACACCTTTTTTTCTTGCCATAAAATTCGCGATTTGGTCTTTAGTCCATGCCCTTTGTGCTTCATCAAATATTGCAACTTTTTCTGTTGGGATAGCATCATTCCCTACGTAAGCGTCTCTATAGTGATGAATTATTTGTATAAACGATTGTACTTTCCTTAAAGCTTCAGTTTTTGATGTATTGTTTCTGGACTTTTCATCTCTGGCCAATGCTTCCTGCAATACATCAACTAGGGGAAAGTTTCCAGACAAAAATACAGCATGTTCATTATCTTCAAATTTATGCCTTT